AAATATAAATGGCTGTCGGTGCCAAGATTTGTGCTCGACGGGTATTCCTGAGTTTCATCGTCACTGATCACCACCAGCGCACCATCTATGCCCAATTGCGGATATTGAGCCAGAAGATTCACTCCAGAGACTAATGGCGCGCCTGATAGTAGCGGGTTGCCACCGCTATCCATCAAATCTATTATCCAACCAGCAGGGCCACGCCAAATGAGCTTTACCTGTCCGGTAAAATTACCCAGAGTGATATTGAATTGCTGGTTATCCGCCGTGAGAGGAATTTCCTGAATATTCAAAATAATCCTCCGAACGACTGAGACAATGAAGATAAAAGTGATTGGTTAACGGGTGTAGGTGCCTTTGTTCCGGTGTTCTGCACGGCAGACGTACTAACACTTTGCGTCATGTTGCTTTTATCAGCAACGGTTACCGTTTCAGTCTGCGTGATAAGAACCTCATGCAGCGTCAAAACGCACATCAGAACGTTTTCGCTGTTTTTTTCTGTCGTCACTTCTATGGCACGGATCAACATGTTGTTGTAGGTCCGCTTCCCGGTGATAACGTCGAACGGTACGCGCGATACTTGAAGGTCAAGTATTTGCTGATAGGTCTGTTGAGGGCTGAGGCCTAGAGAAAGCCCAATTGATGATGTATTAACAAAATTCAGTAGCGAACCACCACCGGCAAACCCCAGTTCCATGACGACATCGGACGGACGTTTAAACGCGTGGTCGCTTACCGGTGCGCTAATTTCCACCGGGTGTTCTGTGATCTCCAGGGCGTCGCTATGTTTTTCCGATATCACCACACTTGGCACCAGCGTTCCGATCCTTCGGGATTGCTGGCTGAATATGGCTGAGAGGATATCCATTAATTATTCCCTGCGGATTGTTGTGCTAACCGAGAATTGATACTCAGTTGCCGCTGTTCGACCACCCGGGCCGCCGCCATCGGGTCAGAAACACCATTGATGGTAATATTGGTTTCCTGCTGGATGCCGCCGCCCGGCATATTGCTCATAACCCGGGGAGCGTAATCGCGAGTTTCCTGCGGCATCAGGGCCATGCCGTATTTTTGGATATTCCCCGGGCCCCAGTTATAAGCTCTCAAGGCATCAGGAAGATTGCCGTACTGCTTGATAAGTTTACTCAACAGTTGCGCCGCCGCCTGGGCAGACTTCATCGGGTCGAAGGCGTCACCGGACCGCAACCCGAGTTTGCGCGCCGTATCCGGCATCAGTTGAAATAACCCCTCAGCGCCGGCCGGAGAAACGGCGTTCGGATCACCGTTTGACTCAGCGATAGCATCAGCGCGCAGCAATCCAGTGGGCAGATGATAGAGCGTTTCGAGTTGAGATAGGACCGGTTGCATCCACCCCAGCAGTGCCGAACCGGCAGCAGTAGGCCGTGGTACGCCAGTGCCATTGCCCATCAAACCAGGTCCCGGCTGAACATTACCGGCTAAAGGGTTGATAACCTGTAGCGCAGAAAGAAGCGCGTTAGCCACATTTTGCGCAAACGTCGAGTCAATCAGCTTTTTAACGGTGTCAGAGAATTGGTTGGCAACGACTTGCGGAAGATTGGTTTCCCTAATCTTTTTCGCGGACTGGGCATGCTGCTCCGCCGCTTTTTTAGTATCGAGCGCCGATTCTTTCATGGAATCGGTAACAGCCTGTTGCTCGGGCGTCAATGCTCCACCGGGCAGACCTTTAGGGATGGTGATCTGCTGATTTATCGACTTATGGAACCAATTTTCAATATCGGTAATCAGCCCGTCAGTAAATTTCGCGCCTTCTTTATCTTTCTCTTGCTTACGCTGAATCAAGAGATCACCCGGCGTAGTGTTTTTGGCCTTGGCCTCATCCTGCAGATCGCCGACTTTCTTCCATGCATCCACAAGGGCCATAACGGCCAGCAGCGGGCCAAACCCTCTCGTTACCCGGGCAACAGCCGCCAATATGCCTAGCGCCCACTTTCCACCAATATAAACGGCCACCCCTTCAAGAACATGCTGCCAGCCACCGACATGGTTTTTCAGCTCAATCAAATGGTCTCGAATCCAGATAATCGCGTTTTTCGCCTGTTCGATATCCGGTTGCCACTTCGCCCAATCGATTAAACTTTTACCACCTTCTTTCCAGGTCTTATAGTCGTCATACAGTAGCGCGATAGCGATAGCCAGCCCGGTAATAATGCCGATAGGCGATGCCCAGAACGCGCTGTTTAACACTCGAATAGCGACCGCCAGCAAGCCCAGAAAGCCGATCAGCTTCTTGCTCTCATCGCTGAGACCTTTCCACCAGTCCATCAGGTCGCCAACAGCCTGCACAGCCCGGTAAGCCATCTGACCGAACACACCGGCAAACCACAGAACTCCTTTGACAACTTTGGTGATGGTGTCCTCAATTTTGGGAAAATTATCGAGTATCTGCCGGCGAAAATTGTCGAGCGATCCCGCCAGCCCATTGGCAAGATTGGAGCCGATTTTATCCCGCGCCATGCTGGCCATCAGACCAAAATCGCGCAGCGACGTCATGAATTTATTGGACGACACCGCGGCTGTATCAGCATTGAAACCGATCGCTTTCGCCATGGCGGTATATTCGCCGCTGAATTGCCCGAGGCCGCGCCGCATCGCCAGCAGCGTGTTTTCGTCAATGCCGAGCATCTGCGCGTACTGATTGGCCCGGTAATAGGGCATTTTGCTGAGCTGCGTGCCGACACCGGTAAAGATAGACGCCATGTCGCGCATATTGCCGCTGGCATCTCGCGTCTGGACGCCCAACCGGTTCAAGAAGCCCTCACCGCCAGGATTATTGCGCAGAAACCGCGCCATACCCTCCAGCGCGCTCTGCGCCGCCGCCGCGCTGCTGCCCGTTTGTGAAGCGGCATAACCAATAGCCTGGATGCCCGCAACGGTGGCGCCGGTGCGCTGCGATGCCCAATAGAGCTGATTCAAGCCGCTGGCGATTTTCGTCGTGAATAGCAGAACGCTGCCAGCGGCCGCCTCAACCGTGGCGCCTAATTTGATAACGTTTTTCGTGGCGCCAACGATCACCGCGTCAAATTTCCGTGCGCCGGCGTCATCAATCTGGAACCCGAGAGAGACCAGAAATTCCTTGATCACGTTAACGTTCATTAGCGTCTCTCCATTTATCAATACGCGCCTGATTATCGGCTTTAAGATCTAACCAGTCGTTCATGCGCGCTATATCGGCCAAATCGACAGAGCCGTCTTTCAATGCGGTATACGGAATAAGCCCAGCACCTACGGGATCCATCAAATAACCTTCACCGTCTGGTAGGCTGTCGAGTTCTACGCCGATGGCTGGGACGCCGTCCCGCTGTCGGGGAGTCCTTGAAAAAAATTTCCAAGCGAATCTCCAACGACTTTGCCGACGATCTGCAGGGTGTCCATCATGTCCAGGTCATCGAAATTGATGATTTGGTTCACGCGGTCAAACACAGGTTGCCAGTTCGCACCGTGCTGACGGCTGGCCACCGCCAGACACGGGAACAGAATGGCGTTGCAATCCTCTTCCGAGAGATCAGATATCGATTGTGCGATTTTCGGCAAAACCGCTTCAAAATTGGATTGGCCAGCTTTCAGCTCGGGCAAAATGCCAGTCACTACCGGCAGCAATTTACGGGAAACTTTGAGCTGGTCAAAGACGCTCAATTTTGCGGTGCGGTACTGGTTGCCCTTGAGTTCGAATTCCATCATTAAAATGTCCCCAGAATCTGGTCGATTTTACCGCAATCAAACACCCATGAAACCGTGGTGCCGGTCTGGGCATTGGCGTGATCGGGTTGTTTCTGAAATGCCACCGAGCGGGCGGTGGTGATGTCGCCGGATGCGCTATTACGCACGACGATGACATTATTGCCCCACAGTGCAGACGAGAGGGTTTGTGCGTTATATGCGATCGATAATTTTTGATTGACCGGCGAGGTTTTCAAAAGCTGCACTGTAATGGTGCCGGATTTGCCCGCGTGCAGACTGTGCATAACCTCGCCATCCGCGCCCACCGTCATGGTATTTTTGGCCTCGGCCATCGTCACGGTGATACCCTCTTGCGAGTTGGCGGAGCCAGCGCCCAGATCAATAATGCCGGTAGGTCCGGTCAGTGACGCACTGACATCGAGAAAGCTGTAACTACCCATTGATTACCTCACCACATTGATTTGCACATCGGCGTAATGAACCGCGCCGGCCAGCTTACAAGCCACCTGAATCAGCGGCGCTTTGCGGGCTTCGCGGTCCGCCTGCGCCTGGATGGCAATCGGCGCGCCGTAGGCGTAATACCCCTTGGTTAGCGTGTCGCCGGGCGATAGAACGCCAATAGGGCCGCCATTCCACACGCCGGGTGCCACCAGCCCGTTAGTGACCGACTGATCCATGGATGCCTCAACGTTGGTCAGTAACCGCGTTACGCCGGGGTCGGTCTGCGGTACTTTGGTAGGTGAGGTGTACATCAGGTTATAGAGATTGGTCTGGACGTAATTTTGCAGCCAGTCCAAACCCTGGCGCTCATCGAAAAAGTCGCCATTAGACATGACGCCCTGCTGCAAGATGGCCGTATCGTTGGAGTAATAGACATAAACGTTAGCGTTCTTGCCATCGATCGCCGCCGCTTGCGAGCTGGTCAACGATTCATAAGTCACGCCAGGCTCAGTCTTGAATTTCAGCGTAATGGTGGTGTTGCTGCCGGTGAAATCGACGGTAAAGGCCCGGCCAAACGCGGAAATGGCTGCATACGGGCTTGACGTAGAATACTGCGTGAAAGTGCGTGCATAGCTGGCCGCCTTGAGCTGGGAGGCGAGATCCGTTGTCGTGCCGGCCACCAGCGTACCCGGTTCAGCAGTCGTTACACCAAAAATACGGCTCAAGGGGGCCGCCTCGATAGCTGCCGCTACGGACACGACATCGGTATCAATCAGCGGAACGGTATCGGCCACGGCCAACCCATACCAGTTCGTATAGTTCAGGCAGGCGTTAACGGCCACCTCCAGCGTTTCCATCGCGCCGGTTTCTCCAGTCGCCAGCGTTTTGGCCCAACGCCCGACATAGACTTGCGTCGGTTTAGGGGATTGGTCAAAAAAGATTGTCGCTGCCTCATATTCCGGGCTGGTTACCCCGAAATCAGTGCCGATATCATCAGGGTCCGTATAGAGCCGGATGCGTTCGGTCAGCGGAATGATGGTCGAGCTGCCCAGGATAAGCAGCGAGCCGAAATTACGGCCCGTCGCCGCCGTGGGCGACATGATAATGTCAACGTTGACCACGTTGGAAACAGGTAAGCCCTGCGTCATGGTTTATTCTCCGAAAAAGGTGACTGGCGCGCTCAACAGCGAATTGATGCCATACGAGCGGATAATTTTGCGGCGTAGCGTGATGTGCAGATCGTAGCGGCGCACCCATTGGTTATTGATAAGCTCGGGCAGGTTCATGATCTGGCTGCAATCCTGAAACGTCATGCCAACGGCGTTCAGTTCGGCATTGTTCTGCGCGACCTGCATGCCATCCCTGAATTGCGTCGCGGTCGTTAGCCCCTGCGGGCCGTAAAAACTGCAATTGAGGTCGATGGATTCGAAAGACCATTGCTGGGCTGATGTGTCGCCCTGCTGCACATACGCCGGATAGCTATCCTCCTGCACAATCCCCAGGCCGAACGCGCACCAGGTGGTTCCGTTTTTGGGGATCTCGGGCTGCGGGTCGGTCCATTGGGGTAAAACAACGCTTTTATCCAGCCCTGTTAACCCACGTATCCATCGACTAATCAGCCTTTCCAGCGCCTCATCGTAGGCGGGCGCGTCGCCGATGGGCGTCAAATAACCCGGCGTCGTGCTGTCATTGCCCATCGACATAATCCATCAGCTCGCAATGAGCCTGCACGAGTCCGGCGCCGTAGGCGGTATAAGGGTCAATCAGCGTCACGCGATAGTTGGCACCCTGATACGTCACGATATCCGCGTCGTAACCGGGTTTACCCTCGGTAAGCTGAAACTGCGTCACAATGAGGATGGCGCCGTTGATATTCTGGCCGGCGGCCATGCGTTTAGCCTGCATTGACCGGTCTACGGTGACGATGCCGGCAAACGGGATAGTTTGCTGAGCATTAGCGACAAAATTGTCATCATCCGGGACCTGTAGCTGTCGTTGGCAAACCAGAGTTGAATCAACGAAATCGGGGTCAAGAAAGATCTCTGAAACATCAAGAAGAGGCATTTTTATTCCTCACAATGTAGGTGATTGAGCGCAGCAGGATGCCCTTGTCATACAGCGGTTTGATGCCGTTTCGCCCACGCGAGCGCCTGGCGGCAAGTGTCGAAGGTGCCAGTGGCGTTAACTGATTACCGCTTTGGATAACAGCCCTGGCGGCATTGGATGCAATAACGCCGGCCGATTCCAAATACCGGTTAGCCGCCGCTTCATTGCCATCAAAAGCGGCCGCCGCTGCCTGGCGCATTTTTTCGGTAATTTGCGCGCGGGCGTTGGCAATCCCGATATCCAGAAACGGGCGCGGCGGGAGTGTGACGGTATAGGACGGGACGGTATGGTCAGTAGAAAAATTCGCGGCTTTGGCCTGAACAAACTGACCATTTTTGGCAAACGAGCCATCCGAGTTGATTTTCCGATTCAGGGTGACGACATGTTCAGGAATGCGAATCGTGCCGCCATAACTCTGGATGTAGCCCAACACGGCGTTATTGATTTCTGCCCCATCATCGCGGCTGGCTTTATCCGATGGGATGCCGACGAGAACATCTTTTCTCACCAGGTTGTTTAGCGCGTCGATAATGTCTTGCGAATGGTCGGCCAGGACAGTTAGGCCGGATTTCATAACTGAATAGCGCCGGCGCCGAATAACATCAGGTATTCGTAATACTCACTGCCATACCGGGTGTTATTCCAAAATTTCGCGTCCGGGTTAAGCGTGGCGTTGTCGTCGTAGGTCATCGACACCTTGTCGACCGACTTAGCCGTCAGCACGCCACTGTTAGCCCCACCAGCTCCGCCGATAGCCGATGAACGGTTATCCTGTGCATCCAATGACAGATAATGCGCGACAAACAACCCGGCAACGTACGGAAAAATATCCGTACCAAACCGGGCTTCGCCCATTAATTTGTCAACAATAGCCAGCCGCAAGGCAATGCGTGCATCGGGGTATTTGGTGTCATCGGAAAACTGGGGGAATTGAACGCGAAAACTACTTACCGTTGGAAGACTTTGGTTTGTCGGCATTAGGGGTATTCTCCGCCGTCAGTGCTGCGATTTGCTGTTCCAGCTCGGCAATGCGGGCATCCTTCTCGATGCTTTGCTGTTCCAGCTCGGCAGTCCGCGCTTTATTTTCCTGCATAAGCGCGGCATCACCGATATGCGCCTGGACGAACCAATGATCAATCGTAGCCTCGTCCATTTCGTGATAACCCACTTCGTAATGCTTAACTTCTTCACCATCATTGAAGAAGAAATCTTTTTTAACATAAACTTTAGGCATGTTTGGTCCTTTGGCCCCCTAATGAGCCATTCAGGGGTTAAATCCCGTCCATATAAAGAAGGGTTTCCGGATAGACCGGCTCTACTGCGCCCAACTTGCCAAAATACGTCACCATCTGCGAAATCCCGCGATATTGAACCGGGACGGTCTGCAATGGGACCATCGGCCAACGGACAAACTTCTTGTCATTCGTATAGGCCACCGCGCGGTCAGTGTTATTGACACCCCGGCCGATGAGCCATTTCACAGGACGAATATTCAATGGGCGGCCATATTGGGCGTACGTCAGGGTATTCGTTTGCAAGTAGGTCAATAGCGATTGGTTACCCGCGGTCGAAACGATGGTGTTAACCAGAATGCCGAATTGGGTAGGCGGGATTAACAAATCCGTGGGGATCATCGAGTACGCGGAATTAGCCCACGCCTGCGACAGGATGGCATTTACCGAGGCGCGAATCTGATCCGGAGAGGTTGCCGCCGCCCAGGTCACAGGGGCATTCATTGGCGTAACTACCGGTAGGTTAGCCAGACCAGCGGCTTTAATATCAGTGTCGCCGATGTAAACTTGTTCGTCACAATCCATATTCCATTTAAGGATCATGCCGTCATGTTTTTGTGAATCAATCGGACGACCGACTTGTGCGGCAGCCTGCAATTCCGGCAGCGTCCAACCGAGTTCCATGCCCCACAGATTTAAGGCATACCCCACCTTGCTGATATCGATCTCCATATTAGCCAGCGCGGTGCCTTCCTTGCTCAGCCAGTTTTTACCATTTGGTACCGCTCCACCAGGGGCAGCAAAACCACTACGGGTAAACGAGCTGATATCATCAGCGATAGAAACGTCTTCTCGGAACTGGATATCGCGGCTATACGTATAGCTCGTCAACGGAAGATTGATATTTTGGTCCAGGCGCTCCAGTTCCCCAATGAGAAAGGCACCGGTGCTGTCAATCGTCCGTTGACTGCTGTCAAATGTAAGCATGTTATTTTTCCTTAAAGATTATAAGCAATTTCAGTGTTGCCGCTGGCATCGCCGGCACCCGTGAAATATGCGTTGGTTAAAGCAACGGTATTGGCGCCATCGGCGGCGGCCAGGACGGAACCCAAGGGGCTGGCAGTTGAACCATTGGCGGTACGGATATAAACCGTGCCACCTTTCCCGACACTGGACGCGTCACCGCCGATGTTCACGGATAGGTAGCCACGTTTCAAAATGTCACATACCGTATTCATCCCGCCGCCCGTCTGCTGAACCAAATCAGGATTAGAAGTAGTTGGATACGGGCGAACGTAGAAACCCGAGATAACGCCCAGCGCATCGCCCGACGCCAACGGCACAAATTTATTGCCGCTATATTTGCCCGCCAGGCCATACGCGGGGAACAAATTGGTGCTATCGATAAAACCCGGTTCGATAGTAAGATCCTGCTGGCGCGACACGGCGCCCGCGATGCCCGAGGGCATACGGTACAGATATGCAGTCATGGATTATTTCCCGTTTTTAGACCAGAAGTCGGCGTTGCGTTTGTTGAGTTCGGCAATGGGATTGCCAGAAATCCGCGCGGCATCAGTGGTGCGATTGGGTGCGGTGGTATTGCGTGTTTTGGCGAGTTCAGATACGGCGGTAAATGCCATATCGACGGTGGGTCGTTTCAGCTTGGAAATATCCGCATCCCCGACAATAGAACGAACCAGGGTCTGATCGGCAGCCGCCAGCACCAAACGCTTGAACGCGGTAGGTTTCGCAGATTTGGGCAGTTGGATGCCGGGAGAAATCAGATCAGCGCGGTAAGCAGCATCGCCGGTCACCGCACCCTCTTTTTCCTTTTTCTCTTCTTCGTCTTCCTTGTCTTCGTCGCCGGTAGCCGCTGCCGGTTGCATGCCGCTGCACATCTTCGTACACATTTCGATGAGTGCTTTGCCCCATGCGGGGATTTCTTCTTCGGCATCACCGGTTTTACCAGTTTCGCGAGCCTCAATATTCGCCGGACCGGGTAAGCCCTGAGCACCCAGGTGGATATTCACCACGCCAGGCGATGACATGGTCGCCAT